CGGTAATTACATTGCCAGTGGCGCTTTCGGAAGTGCCTAACAACATTCAGCTGACTTACGCCAACTTTACTAACGGTGAAAGCGTAGGCAGTTCGCCGGTATTGCAAGCGAGAAATAGTACGAAGGGAAGTATCACAGTGCGTAACCTATTAAACGGTAATGCATCATTCTTCTGGCGAGTGAGGGGTAAGGCATGACTGTCTTTTATAGTCCGATGTCCGGTTTTTTTTACGATGATGAAATTTGCACGTTAATTCCTGATGACGCCCGCGAATTTAGCGCAGATGAGCGAGACGCGCTGCTAGCCGGAGAAAGTCGAGGGAAGCGCTTGGTATGCGGTCCGGATAACTGGCCGATGCTTGTGGACCCTCCCGCCAAAACTGAAGAAGAGTTAGCGGAGATCGAGCGTTACTGGCGATCAGTCCAACTATCAGGCACGGATGGCGTCGTAACCCGACATCGCGACGAGGTCGAGGAAGGATCGTCAACCACCCTGACTTCGGAGCAGTACACGGAACTCCAGGCCTATCGCCGTTCACTTCGCAACTGGCCGGAATCAGGCGAATTTCCATTCGCTGAGCACCGCCCCGCCGCGCCCGCATGGCTGGTGGAGCAGTTGCAGTAACACGTCGCCAGGCAGCATTCGCCGCCTGGCCCTGTAATACCCTCCCCTACAAGTCCCGCCGCTCGCCCAACCGGCGCGCGCGCGGCAGCCTGTGCACTGTCATTCCATCACAGCGCAGGCACAACCCATGGCCGATTATCTCCACGGCGTGCGGGTCATCGAACTCAACGACGGCACCCGCCCCATTCGCACTATTCCCACCGCAGTTATCGGCATGGTTTGCACGGCTGAAGATGCGGACCCGCTCGTTTTCCCCCTGGACACGCCCGTCCTGATCACCAACGTGCAAACCGCCGTCGGTAAAGCTGGCGTCAAGGGCACCCTGGCTGCGAGCCTGCAAGGCATCGCCGACCAGACCAAGCCCTACGTCATCGTGGTGCGCGTCAAGGAAGGCGCCGACGATGCGGCCACTACCAGCGCCCTGATCGGCGGCACCACCCCGACCGGCCAGTACACCGGCATGAAAGCCCTGCTCGCCGCGAAGGCACGCCTCGGGCTGACGCCGCGCATTCTCGGTGTGCCGGGTTTGGACAGTCTGCCGGTCGCGACTGCCCTGGTCGCCATCGCCAAGGACCTGCGCGCATTCGCCTACGTCAGCGCCTGGAACTGCAAAACCAAGGAAGAGGTGGTGGCGTATCGCGAGAACTTTGGCGCTCGCGAAGTCATGGTGATCTGGCCAGACTTCTTGAACTGGGACACCGTCGCCAACAAGACCGCGACCGCCTCGGCAGTTGCCCGTGCCCTTGGCCTGCGCGCCAAGATCGATCAGGAAACGGGCTGGCATAAAACCCTGTCCAACGTGGCCGTCAGCGGCGTGACCGGTATCAGCGCCGACGTGTTCTGGGATCTGCAGAACCCGGCCACCGACGCCAATTACCTCAACAGCAATGAGATCACCACGCTGGTCAACGCCAATGGCTTCCGCTTCTGGGGCAGTCGCACCTGCAGCGATGATCCGTTGTTCGCATTCGAGAACTACACCCGCACGGCGCAGATTCTCGCTGACACCATGGCCGAGGCGCACATGTGGGCCATTGACCGGCCCATGCACGCCTCCCTTGTGCGCGACCTGGTCGAAGGGGTGAATGCCAAAATGCGCGAGATGAAATCCCAGGGCTACCTGATCGGCGGCAGTTGCTGGTACCCGGACGACATCAACACCAAAGACACCCTCAAGGCCGGCAAGCTCTGGGTGGATTACGACTACACCCCAGTGCCGCCCCTTGAAGACCTCACCTTCCGTCAGCGAATCACCGACCGTTACCTGATCGACTTCGCCAAGGGCATCAACAGCTAAACCGGGCCTCCCCGCGAGGGGAGTTCACCCTGAATACGTATCCCGGAGAACACCGCCATGGCTTTGCCTCGCAAACTCAAGAACATGAACCTCTTCAACGACGGCCACAGTTATCTGGGCGTCTCCAAAACCGTCACCCTGCCCTCCCTCGGCCGCAAGATGGAAGCCTATCGCGGCGGTGGCATGAACGGCCCGGTCAAGGCTGACCTGGGCATGTCCGATGACGGCATCCAGTTTGAATGGAAAACCGGTGGCCTCGATCTGATCTCTCTGCGTCAGTTCGGCGCGGTCAACGCCTCCAGCGTGGCCCTGCGATTCTCTGGCCCATACCAGCAGGACGACACTGGCGAAGTCAGCAACGTGGAAGTGGTCGTGCGCGGTCGCCACGAAACCATCGAGATGGGTGACGCCCAGCCCGGTGAAGACACTGAGCACTCCATGACCACCACCTGCAGCTACTACAAGCTGACCGTGGATGGCGAAGAAATCATCGAAATCGACCTGCTCAACTTTGTCGAGAAGGTCAACGGCGCGGACATGCTGGAGAAGCATCGCACCGGCATGGGCATCTGACCTGCCCTCTCGATCGAGACTCACACTTTAATCACTAGGAGCAAATCCAATGAAGAACGAAACCATCGAACAGCCCGACGTGCAGCAGCTGGCCGACGACAACACCGTCACCCTCGACACTCCAATTCGTCGAGGCACTACCACTATCGACACCATCACCCTGCGCAAGCCGAACTCCGGCGAGTTGCGCGGCGTGAGCCTGGTAGAGCTGTTGCAGATGGACGTCGGCAGTCTGATCAAGGTTCTGCCGCGCATTAGCACGCCAAGCCTCACCGTCGTCGAAGTCGCCGGCATGGACCCGGCCGACCTGCTGGCCCTGAGCAGCAAAATCTCCGGTTTTTTGTTGCAGAAGTCGGCGAAGACGGATGCATCCCTCGTCGCGTAGAGGACGCCATGGCCGATCTGGCCGTGGTTTTTCACTGGGCACCAGCTGATATGGATCAGTTGGGCCTGCAAGACCTGATGGACTGGCGCGAGCGCGCCAGGGTGCGGAGTTCCACCGATGGCGAATGATCTGAGACTTCAGGTGCTGCTCAGCGCCATCGACAAGGCCACAGGTCCGCTGAACAAAATCACGGGCGGCAGCAAAGAAACCGCTCGCGCCCTTAAGGCCGCCCGTGACCGCCTAAAAGAACTCAACACCCAGCAACGCGACGTCAGTGCCTGGCGTGACATGCAGGCCGCTGCCCGAGCGACGTCCGAAGCGCTCGCCGCCAATAATGCCAAGGTGGGCCAGCTCGCCCGCGAGACGGCCAAAGTCCGTCAGCAGCTCGCACCGACCCAGGCGCTGTTCGAGAAGTCGCGGCAGAAGGTCGACACGCTTAAAACTAGTCAGGCCGACCTAAAGCGCGAACTCACCGGGACACGGAATGCCCTGGGCTTGATGGGCGATGAACACCGCCAATCCGCCAGCCAGATCGCCGCGCTCAACGCTGTGATGCAAAAGGGCAACGCCCTGACCCGCGAGCAGCGTGACGAATACACGCGCCTCACAGCGGCCCAGCGGGAACGCAAGGCCCAACTGGATCAGCTCGCAGCCAAGGAAAAAACCTTGGCCGACCGCTTCACCCTCAACAATGCACAACTGCGCACCAGCCGCGCGGGCCATTCCAGCCTGCGCGAAGAGATCCGCCGCCTTGAAACACCGTTCAAGGACCAGCTCTCGCTGCTTAAACAGCACACCGCCGAGTCGAAACGCTTGGGCGAACAGTACGGCCAGCAGCAGGGGAAACTCGCCAGTTTGGGCGCACAGCTTAAAACTGCCGGCGTCAACACCAATGCCCTGGGCGCGCACGAGTTGAAGCTCAAGCGCGATATCGACACCGCCACCCAGTCCATGAAATTGCAGATGGGCCACCTGGATGCGTTGAAGCGCAAACAGGACAGCCTCGCCAAGGCGCGCGCCGCCTACGATAAAACCCAGAGCTTGGCCGGCAGCATGGCTGTGTCCGGTGCCGCAGGTCTCGGAGCGGGATACGCCGCCAGCCGGCCCGTGGCATCGGCAATCAAAGCCTTTGCCCCGAACGAAGATTCGGCCACGCAGCTCAAGGTGTCGATGATGGGGGACACCGGCAAGGTCTCTGAAGACTTCCAGAAGATCACAGACCTGGCCACAAAGCTCGGCGACCGTCTGCCAGGCACTACTGCCGACTTTCAGAACATGATGACGATGCTCCGGCGCCAGGGCCTGAGCGCGCAGAGCATCCTGGGCGGTACCGGTGAGGCTGCGGCCTACCTCGGCGTGCAGTTGAAGATGGAAGCCACTGAGGCGGCTGAGTTCGCCGCCAAAATGCAGGAT